ACATTTGTTATTTCCTGCTGTTTTACTCGAAATCATGTATTAACTCTTTCTCATCATCCATAGCACCACAGTCCTTGCAGGTGACTTGCCCATCTTGATCAAGTACAAAATCGTGTTCATGTTTTGGTTTAAGTGGCACATAGCGACCTCGCATGTGTATTCGTGGTTTAAGCATTACGCGTGACCTACATATTGCCAATCGTTCCAGCATGGTTCGCAATATTTTCCCCTATGTCTGGCTCGTCTCGTCTGTACCCCACAAGTAGGGCAGTTAATATTATCGCTCAATTTTCTTTCCCTTAATGGTGTCTACATCTCTATAGGGACAAAACGTAGTTGATAATTTACAAGGCGTAGGTGCATTAGGGCTGCATACTTTACATATAACCTTGCTCATTGACCGCCCCACCCTCCACCTTTAAGTTGAATACCAAAAGAAGAATACTGTCTAAAAGACTCTCCACCACACTTGCAAACAATTGCAGGTGCTGGATTATCTTGAATTGAAAAAAAACTCTCAGTAACTTCTTGACACTCTGCGCATTTGTAATCGTAATCAGGCATCTTCTCCCCTAAATGGTTCGCATCGCTTGCAACCCTTCACGGAGTCAATACTACACACAGGTGGGCGCTTGTTGTCAACTGCCCAAGAGACATCAAGAGCTTTGTCAAAAATGTCTTTAGTAAACTCTGGGTTATATTTGACAGAGAATTCTTTGTAATCTTGGTTTGATTTAAGCTCATAGATAAAAACAATCTCGTCTGGAGCAGACTCTAGCTCACCGTCCTCAACCATCAAATGAGTTAAGTGTAGATAAACCTGACCTTGTAACTGATGTGTGCGAAATGGTTGACGAATATTGCGCCAAGCTTTTTCTAAATCGCCGTCTGCTTGAGCTAACAAAGCCGGAGCTTCAAAGCGCAGTGTTCCTGCGCCAATAGACTTAATCTCAATTAGGTAATCTGCGCCAAGGTTCTTTACCCAGCCGTCAGAATGACCAGCAATCTTGTGCTTATTACTCCACAACGGAACTTCGTTGTAGCTAAATACACCGCATGAATCGTCTTCAGCTAGATCAGCTGAAAGTTCCCACTCACCAGGACCACACCCTGAGCACTCCCACTTGCCGTATAGAACACCCATTTCTGTTAACCACTTCTGCCACTTATCATGAATAGTGTGGCCTTCGGCAAAGATAGAAGCTAAACGTAGGGCTGGTTTTTCTCTAACCTCTTTGTAGTTTCCTAACAAAGCGTGGTACTGAGCAAGAGCGCACCACTCCGGTTTAATAATATCTGATGGGTGGATGACTTCCATATTTCTATTGTCAAAGGGCTTTGCAAGAACATGACGTTCTACAGCGCCAACTAACCTGGTTTCACGCTTGTTAGCGTCTAGGTATGACTTAAGAGATACTGTTTTAGGTTTTCCCGTACTTACCATCCTGGTCTATCCATTCTTCTAGTTTTAACCCTTGTTTTTCATACTTACGTTTAGCTGCATTTCTTTCTCTGTGTGACATACCGCCAAATATTCCGTGAAGCTCATTGTTTATGATAGCCTCTTTTAAACATTCTTTCCTAACCGGACACGCCGGTCTACCATCTTTACCCCAACAGATAGCTTTAGCCTTGTCTGCAATAGGTTTGTATAATGCTTTATCTCTTGGTGGAAAGAATATCTCTGTATCTTCTCCACGACATTTTGCTTTATTACGCCAAGCCCAACTAGGCTCGTCTGCATAATCCATTTAGTCACTCCTGACTGAGTTACGAAGTTCAAAGAAATCCTCCTCCCCTAAAACTACGTAGTTCTCGCCGTCAAGGTGAAGCCCTAGGACCGGGATCCGGCTGTCTAGTATTGCTTCTGTCGTTATTTTTTTAAGAACTTCTGATTTAATGGTTACTGATTTTTTACCAGTCCATTTGTGCTCAATCAAAAGCTCATCGTTTCTAACATCCCCTTTACGGGACCAAAAAGCTCCAGAAGCGGCTGTGCGTGAGCCGTTGATCTTCTTTTCTAATCGTTTTTCGTGCTTAAGAGATTGTTTTTGACCTTCACTCTTCATACACGCCCTCCTCGTTAGTTACTGCTTGAATAATAGGTCCGGTTTTAAGCGTATCCATAACAGCTGCGCTAATCTCTTCGCTTAAATCAAGTTCTTCTCTTAAAGACTCAATAAGGTTCTGAGCTCCTTGCCATTTACGATCTTTGTAGTACATCCAACCGCCACGACGCTCAATGATCCCATTAAGAATACCTAAAGCAACAATCTCTTTACCGGTGTCGTACTTACCTGCGTCAATAGCGCCACCTTCAGCAAAGTAAAAGTCAAGGTAAGCGGTCTGTTGTGGCGGAAAAGTCTTGTTCTTAATAGTACGCACACGAATAGTTTGACCTACACGTCGCTTAGACTCTCCAGTTCCTACCTCTAACCACTCATCGCGTTTTACTTCACAGCGTACGGTGTAAGAGTAATCTTTGCCTTGACCGCCAGGGGTTGTGCGAGGATCTCCGTGCATAACACCGATCTTCATACGATACTGATTAATCATAATTCCAAGCACTGGGCGCTCTTCTTCTACCAAGCTGCGCTTAGTAGCTGCGCCAACTTTGCGAAAAAACTTATTAACTAAAAGCGCTCCTCGTCCAATGGTGAACTCTTCCATATGCTTTTCATCTTCTGCACTAGGTACGAGAGCAGGAAGGGAGTCGACAACAACAAGATCACAAGCCTTGCTTTCCATGAACTGAATAACTGAATCAAATGCGTCCTCCATGCTAGTGGTTTCTACAAGAATAACTCGAGCAGTGTCTACTCCGCATAGCTCTGCATAGTCTTTATCGTAACCTTCTGCTGCAATCCATACGGCAGTAAAATTTGGATCTTTAATTTGATTAGCTGCAATTGTGCGGTGAGCTAAAGCTGTTTTACCGTGAGAAGCCTCACCAACAAGCTCTACCCACTGGTTCATAGGCCAACCTCCACCAAGAACTACATCTAGTGTTAGAGAACCGGTAGTAATGCGCTTAGGAACAATAACAGCGTTTGCAGTTACAACTGTTCCAGGGCCAAGCTTCTTGTTTATACCTGCAACAATCTTTAAAAGTTCTGGGCTAAATATTTTGGTGACCATCATTACATCCTATCTACGATTACTGTTGGGTTAAATCCATTACCTTGGTTTGGTTGTTTAGCTGCAATTGGTGCGGCACCTTGACCGGTGCCACCAACTCCTGTACCTGATTGAACAATTGGATACCCGCAATCATAACAACGTTTACGTTGAGTGCCAACCGGAGCCATGTAGTTACCGGACATACAACTAGGACAACGCTCAGTATCCTTAGCACTCTGTGCTCTAGTCACTAATTGATCTTGTTGAGGGTCGTAGCTAACTTGAACGTTAGGTGTTTGCTGAGGTGGTCGATAAACATTTCCGGTAGGAAGATTTGTTGCAGGCGTTGATTGAGGTGATGGATTTGTACTCAATTTTTTTGCCCACCAGTTATTAGAACTCATCAGTTTCCTCCACGTTAGAATGAATTAATCCTATATTGTTTAAAGTAGACACACAAGATACCGCCGAGGCCAAGGAAACCATTCTAAATAAACGAGTAAGCTGCTCTAAAGCTTCTTCTGGGTATGCCTCTTGTTCATCATCTAAAACATAGGCAGAAGTTGCAACTCTAGCTACAATGTCTGCGTGAGCGTCTATAAAAGGCAATAGCACGGCTATGTCAGACAAACGATCTTCATGTGCTTGTTGCTCCATGTCAGCTACTTCATCGGAAATTTTAGGTAACCCCATCATCTCTGCAATACCTTCGGTAGGAGTTAACATTGCATCGTAAACAATTTGACGCATAAGAACGCTTAACGGCACTTGAGTAACCATATGTTTTTCTTTTTTACGCCAAAACCTCATTTAGCTTCTCCCCACCGTTTTACAATTTTTACATCTGCCAACATTGGCACTGATAAAGCGTTAATACCTTCCATAGCAAAACGAATTGCTTCCGCAGTTTGATCTGCAATCTCTGTAGGAGTAACAGTTACTAATTCATCGTGTACCGTAAGAATTAGAGCGGCTTCCGCAGGGATCATCTTGTTAGCCCTAATCATAGCAAGTTTAATTAGATCAGCTGCCGACCCTTGAATGACCGTATTAAAGGCCTGACGCTCTGCTCTGGAGCGTTTCCATACCTCATTAGCCCTAAGATCTGGAATATACCTACGACGTTTTAAAAGGGTGCTAGCGTACGGTATTGGAGCTTGCCTACGACTTTCAGCAATAACTTGTTTTTTGTATCTACCTACCGCAGGAAACTTCTTTGTAAAGTCATCAAGAAGATCCCTTGCTTCTGCAAGAGAACATCCAATAGAATCGGCAATTTTATCAGGACCAACGCCGTATGCAAGGGACAACACTAACACTTTTCCAGCTTTTCTATCAACACCCATTGTATCGCCAATAGTTGTGTAAATATCTTCACCGTTCATGTAAGCACCGCATAAAATTCTGTCTTGGCTAAACGATGCAATTACACGAGGTTCAATCTGTGAGTAATCTGCAACCACTAAAGAATGTCCTTCTGGAGCAACAAATAAGTTACGAATTGCTTTACCATTAGCAGTATGCGGAGCCGGCACATTCTGCAAATTAGGATTACGACTAGAGAATCTGCCGGTCTCCGCACCATACTGAACAAAGTCTGTGTGAATTCGGCCCTTAAGCAACAAGCTTTTCTTTGCAACAATCTTAGACTTACCGGCTAACGTACGAGTAATGTCTCCACCTAAATATGGAATTACGTAAGTAGTTAATAACTTGTTTAAATCTGAGTAAGCAATAAGAGAATCTACTAAAAGATCTTTACCAGCAAGTACTTGTAAGGCAGGCTCAGATACAGAGTAGTCTGCTACAGAACCAGGAAGCCCTTGCTCAGCACGCTTTTGTCCTGCTGGAGTAAGAAGCTTAGGTTTAAGCCCACGCCCACCGTCTTTCTTAAGCGAGTAAAGAAGTTTTTGTTTTTCTTGAACACTATTAATGTTAAATGCTTTACCTGCAAAACGATAGATAGATGCCTTGGTAGTCTCTAACTGCACTTCTAAATCAGTCTTAAGCTTTGATAGTTCCGTAACATCAATGTCTGCACCACGTAACTCCATACGACAAATTACCTCAAGCACGTCCATTTCTAAGTTAAAGATACCCCGCAATCCGTCTTTATCTAAACGAGCAGATAAAGTAAGCCAAAGCTTCCAAGTCCATTCTGCGTCTAAACCCGCGTAAATAGCCACCTCTTCAAAACTGTACTTTTCTACTTCTTTACCTACGCCCTTAACCATCTCGTAGCCAAACTCTCGTTTTAAGCAGTCATCAAGCCCTAGGCTATTTCTATTTTGATTATTTAAGATGAAAGATGCGTTTAACGTACACGCATAGGGTTGGGCTGGAAGACCATCAATGTATTTGCTAACGCTTTGTAAATCAAACTTTAGGTTATGCCCAACCTTTACCTTAGAACTCTTAAGTAAAGGCTTAAGGGCTTTAAAAACCTCCCCAGCGGTTAACTGCTCTGGGGCTGGACCAAAGATACGTACAGCTTTCTTTTCGTCTTGGCTGTAGTCAGAATCACGAAGTGCCATGCCTTTAATAACACGGGCTTGAGCAGAAGGAAGAAGAGGGTGCTCAGTACGCAAGTACTCACCATTTGGATGTCCCATAGGAATAACGTCTACTCGACCATGAGTGGCTAAAGCAATCCAAGTAATTATATTTTGACGCGGATCTCCGCGATGCGATCCAACGGTTTCTACGTCGTAAACAAAAACGTCTACTGCATCATACGCAGCAACTAATTCATCAAGCTGTTCTTGAGTTGTAACTATATTCATTGCGCTCCCGGATTAGGTGCGCTGAGGGCTCATTAAAGAAAGGAGACACTTAAGAAAATGAGCCCTCAGCACGATTAGTTGAGGTTAGTTGGCTGCAGCAATTTCACGAGCAATTTCAGCAAGTTCAGCCTTGGTAGATGTATGAAGTGCATCTGGTCCAAGTGGCTTCATTGTTTTAATTAGCTCGGCTGCGCTGACAGGATCAATACCCCAGTCCTCAGCAAGATCGCGTTCCTTTACAGGTTGAATGGAGTACGCGGTCTTTGTTCCGGTACCGGACTTGCTTACTGCCCAGTAAAGATCTGGACGATGAAGTGGGCCGGTTTTTGAATTTGAGTCAAGCTTTTCAAGCTGACCACATAAACGAACTCCAACAATCATTAATTGAAGTTGTGGATCTTCGTCAGAAAGATTAAGAACAGTAAATGCAAACTTCTGATCTGCTTTACTGCCTACGGCAATTAGCGGGTCACCATCGCCAATGCTAATAAATGATTTCTTGCCAGGACGGTTTACCCAGTGCTGCATAAAGCTCATTGGCTCGTTGCCAATGAATTTAATTAGTTGGACATCTTCGTCAAAACGGAAATCAGTTGCGAATGTTTTGTTGGACTTTGCTACAGCTTTTTTAGCTGCTGCCCAACCAGTTTGAATTACGGAAGAACGATCCGGTGTTTCTGTCTCGTCTTCTTCAGCAAAGATTTCTTCAAGAACATCTGCTGTTGGTGTCTCGACTACGTAAGAGTCGACGTTAGGTGTTGCATTGTTTTCAATTCGGATACCCATTTAAGGTATCTCCTTTCGGTCAGTGGATCATTGGTTGATAGTCATATTAAATTGTTTCTTGAGAATGAATCTTAATCCATTTTTCCATCAATTCAATTGATAGATCGTGATGTCGATTCCAATCAATCCTTGGGGCTTCAAGAAGTCCTCTAGATTGAAAGCTCTCAATAGTTGCTTCTACGATAGTTCTGCTGTACATCCGCCATCCGGGCTTCTTTACACCCTTTACCATCATTGACTTTAAACGATAAGGAGCACGTGGTATGTACCCTTTTCGTTCCCAAAGCCTCAAAGTAACTACTGGTCTGTTTAATGCCAATCCTAGCGAACCGGCACTAAACAATTCTATCACCTTTCCGTTTGGTAATGTTTTTACTTGTGGATCAACATCCCAACTTTCTGGTGTAGAAACTTTACGAGGTTTTACATTTGGATCTGGAGCACGACGTTTGCGCTTTGACCCTGGGTAGTAATCATCCAGGCTTCCAAAGAGTTTGTCAATTTCGTCGCTCATTTAATTCCTTAAGACTTAGAAGGTATAAAAGCCCAGATAATTTTCTTAGGGTACATACTATCGATATCTGCTTCGGTCAGTAAACCCTCGTACAAACAAGACATAACTGCGTCTTCATTTAAAACAGGTTCCATACTAAAGCAACGAGAGTCTAAACTTTTTTCCTTAAGAATGCTTGTTGCAGCATCCATGTCTAAACTTTGAGAAACTTTGCGTTGACGTTGAAGAGACCGATACCCGTCTACATCTTCTTCAAGGGGATACCAAAGGTTTCCCTTATCGTCAGGTTCTCCCTCAGTATCTACCAGCTGAGATAAAAATGTTTTTACTTGAATTTGCTCTTTAGTTAAGTCATCAATTTGTTTCTTAAGAGTAATAAATTGACGTACTTTGGTCATAATTGAACTATCCGGTTTTTTGTCCGGTGGAATAATCTTTGGCATAGTGCCCCCTTTTAAACCAGCGTATAGCACCCTACTGACAAATGCAAGCTACCAGGGCTATTCTGAGATATATTTTTTAAGGGCCTCTACTATGACATCCGTTACAGTCCGGCCTTCGATAGCGGCCTTCTCTTTTACGGTCATCCAGAGGTTGTTAGACACGCGTATAGTGCGTGTAGGCGTCTTAGGTGCGTTAGGCATTGAATAAGTCTAAACCGTGATGTTTTCTAAAAAAGCCCTAAGTGAACCTGCATTTAAAGCCACTCCGCCCTTGTCATCTATGCCTTCGCCGTCTACTACAGCGTTGGCAATAGCCATCTTCTGCTCAAGCATGGCATATTGACGCTCTTCAATTGACCCCTCCATTAAGAAGTCTTGGATCACGATTGAGGGCCAGGTGCTGGATGCTCTTCTGATTCGTCCATTACGTTGAAGTGCGAGTCCTGCGTTCCACGGGAGATCATAATTAATAAGAAGGTTAGCTTGAGGTAGATCCACGCCATAACCACCAGCGTCAGAGCTGACAAGGACACGAATCTCCGCTTGGGTTTGAAACTTAACTTTGTTCTCTTCTTTTTCTTTTGCATTTAGCTCTCCTGTATACGGAACACTTGCCCAGTTATTAATTAACTCTAAACGGATGATATCGACCATGTGAACATAGCTAGTAAAAATAACTAACTTGTTACCTTCATACTCAGATAGAAAGTTATTTACGTATTCTTTAAGAGCCATTAGCTTAGGTGACTTGACTATTGTATCTAATTTTCCTGAGTCTTTAAGTTCTTTTACATACCTAGAAGAATTAGCTGAATACTCTAAAAGTTCTGGGTGATCGCACAACATACGTAATGCAGTTAGCTTAGACATAATGCGCCCACGTAACGCGTCAGCACCTTCAAACGTTTGACCCCCTTGTCCGTAATGACTAAAAATATCAAAACTAGTTCCGTAAGAATCCATAGCTTCATCTAAATCAATTAAAATTTCAGAGGAAATGTGCTTATAAAGTTTACGGCTACTGCTATCAAAAGAGATCAAGATTGGAGTTGCAAAGATTGTCTCCGGCAAGTAAGGGGCTACATCTGGATCTGATTGACGTTTACGTACTGTTGCCTCAGACAACGTTGAGTTTAAAAGAGATAAATTTCTATAACGCTCCACTCCACCAAACTTATTACGAACAATAAAAGTTTGATCAAACAGGTCGTACCTTCCTAAAAGTTTTTTATCAACAAACTGCATAATTGAGTAAAGCTCTTCTGGCTTACCGTTTTCTACCGGTGTGCCAGTTAAAGCAAACCTATAATCGCTCTTAAGTTTTTTTACGTGTTTTGATCGTTGAGATTTAAAACTTTTGATGGCGGTTGCTTCGTCGCAGACAATGAATCCCGTAGGGAGTTGTCGTACATACTCCCAGTCGTTAACAACTTGCTCGTAGTTAATAATGACATAATCCACCAACGAATGACCCCAGTCGAACGCTTCTGCGTATTGCTGAGCTCTTTGTTTTGGCGTTCCGTCAATGACCAAAGGTGTTGAAGATCCATCTGTAAACTTCCTTATCTGATCTGCCCACTGATACTTAAGGCTAGATAGGCAGATAACAATACCCGGCTCTTGAATTTTTTGTTCGTCCATAAGACGTTCTATTGCTGCAATAGTAAGAACAGTTTTACCTAAACCAAGATCGTAGGCAACCAACATCTGACCACGGTCGCACATAGCGTCTACAGCCTCTGGTTGATAAGGTAATAACGTTCCGGTAAAGGTCACTAGATTATGTTTTCCTTGGCCCAGTCATCCCACTCAACACCAATCTCATTAATGTCAATATTTCCGCCATATCCTTGTTCAGCAAGGTACTCAATAAAATCATCATCAGCTACATATACGGGTAAACCATTAATTGTTATTCCGTTAGGAATTTTTTCTAAATAAAAATCAGTTAAATTATCTGAATCTTTTATTGCGCGATGCAGCATTGGCTTTCCTTTCTTATTAAAACAGGACCATTCATAGATGCCCAATAGTTTTCTTCTTTCTTTTGTTTTTCTGCTACACGTTGTTTATAACCACGTGTGTATTCCATGGCTCCGCCCATAGAACCTCCAATTGATTTACCTTTAGTAACTGCAACGCTGGGTGCTTTTTTACTTGCCATAAATTGCTCCTTCTCCAAATACATAGTGAACTGCATTTTCTAAGCCGTAGCTTATCTCATCATTATTCATCTCACCAACGTCTTTTATACCGCTAGAGGTATAGTTGAAGAAAGAGCATTCCATGCCCTCTTCTTTGCAACGAGCAAACATCTCTTTAGATGCCTTCTCACCGGCAGCGTCAAGGTTAGGGTTATCAAGGGCAAAGATAAGCTTGTCTGCACCCCTAAAAAGTTCAAACTGAGCAGAACTAATACTTGCCCCATAAGTAGCCACAGCGTCGTAAGCAAGGCCTGAAGAGGTTATACGAACCACATCTAAAGGTGACTCAACTACGACCATAGTTCTACCAAGAAGAACATTCAATCCAAACAAAGTAAGTGATTTTTGAATTCCAGCTGGACGATTTCTAAAAGTGCGGTTCGTCTGACCTTTTTCTTGCCAACCCATAAGTTTGGCATTTTTTGCATTGCGGATAGGAATAATCCAAGAGTTTTGTTTGGTATCCCATTTAAGCCCGTGATGTAAAGAAGCAGCTTGAGTTAAATGCCGCTCATGTAATGCCCAATCGGGTACTTCATCAAATACTGCTAAGCGCGCCTCGCTCATCTCAACAAGACGCGGTGGAGCAACGTAGGCATCTCGCATCTTCTCAAGTTGTTTAGCTAACTCTTCAAAATCAACTTCAATCTCCTGCTGCAACCAAGCTTTAGCAGCTTCGTAATCTGGCCTACCCCATTGAGTTCTAAACTCAAGTACGTCGGCAACAAGACCTAACAAAATTCCTTTGTATCCGCAGGAGAAGCAATGGTGAACACCGGTCTCTGTATTAATAGACCAGGACGGTTTGTTGTCTTGTCGACCGACTCTTTCTAAGTGCATAGGACACAGGGCAGAGATTTCGTCATTGCGCTGTAACCCATCTACACCAAGGCGTAGCAGTACTTTCTCTACATCTCCATCACGATACATTGTCAGTTGGCGTAGGTGCGGTAGCTAACGCCCCACACAACGCACACTCCATATCTAACATGTAAAGAGAAATCTCCCCGTCGTTAAACATTGCTTGCACTTTCCATAAAAAAGAACCACAAATACAAACCTCAATAGGATTATCTTTATCTCTAAGATCTAAACTCACACTAGAACTCTCTTTCTACGTCGAATGTTTCGTCGTTCATTGGGAGTAGTTCCGCCCCAAATGCCATCTAGTGATTTATCTGTAAGAGCGTACTTTAAACAGCTTGTTGTTAGCGGACAGCTATTGCATATGCCTTTAGCTTCTAGAACTGCCTTACGGTCGTCGTAGTCCTCAGGAAAAAATATCTCTGGATCTACCTCTTTGCATATTTGAGTTCCATCAAAGGGTGCTGTAGCCAAATAAAGATCCATATTCCTCAAACTTCCCCTCTTCCCAGTCCCATAGCAGATCACTTGTAGCCGGTCCGCAGTTACGGCTTGCAACAATACGTAGTTCACGGGAAGTATCGTCTTCTTCATCTTGTTTTTGTAATCCAAGAATTACATCTGAGTCTTGATAGAAAGATGATGAGTAACCAATGGCATCGGCTGATACCTGTTTTTTCTTCATCTTCCATAACAAGACTTGTGTAGATATAACTATTGGAATTTGTTTTACCATTGCAAGTTGCTTAAGACCTCGAGTGATATTAGTCAATGCTTGCGGGCTGTTTTGCTCCCCCGTTACTTCATCAACCATTAAATACACACCGTCTACAAAGGCAATGTCTGGACGAAGCTTGTCAATCTTTGCGCCAAGTCCGGTAACAGTCATAGCAGATACTGCATCCGTTAAATAGAATTTGTGCATATCTTCCATCTCTTCAAGACAAGCTTTGTAACGCGCCTCTTCTTCTTTGTTCAGGCCCCCGCGAATCAATCGAGAGTGGGCAATGTGGGCACGCATCGCATCGTGACGATGTTGTTGTTCAATGTTGTTCATCTCAAAAGATTGAAAGAGGGGAACAAATCCGTCCTTATGTACGTTGACTGCAATCTGCAATGCAAGTACTGACTTACCTGTTTTAGGTGGAGCAATGATCGTGATTAGTTGCCCTGGCTGTAGACCGGCAGTTGCGATATCGATTGTCTTAAAGCCGGTTGCAATACCTAGCAAACCGTTAGGACGAGTCTTTACATTTTGATATGTTTCAAAACGCTGTAAAGGATTCTTTGTTAAGTCGATGTCAGTTGACTCGCGGGCGCCTTCATCTAGAAGCTTTGCTACACCAGAACTAAGTACTGCAATTGCAGAATTGTGATCTCCGATAGCAATTGCCTCTGATGCATCTTGGACTACAGAGATAGTGCTTTGACGTTTACGATATTCAATTAGTTGATCAAGTAAATACTCAACAGTGTCGTCAACTGCTAGCAAACGATATGTTGGAAAGTTATCTCTAACTGTTACTGATGTAGGGACTTCTTGATACTTAGTCCAGTGTTTGCGGATGAAACTCCACAGCTGTTTATTTTCATCAACAAAAAACCAATCGTCTTGTACACCGGCTTCTAGTAATGCAGATATGTCACGAGTACGAACAGCGCGAGACAGTAATCTAACTTCGTTGTCTGCTGCCATTACATCAACCTTCCCATATCTAAATACTTACTGCCAAACCTTAAACCCCTTGACGGTATATCCACAATTCCTACTAGTTCTGGACGGTAAGGAAGTTCTGCTACTAAATCTGCTACAACAGGATAAGCGTGCACGTAGTTAAATGGATTAGTCCCCATGTTGTTTAAATCTTCTAGGACTTCATCCATTTCTTTTTGAGAATAGCCGAAGCCAGCTAACTCTAAGGTATAACCATACTTTTCCGCAAAACGCCAGAACAAAGACAACGACTGACGGTTGTAAGTGCTTTCTTCTCCTACTACGGGTATCCCTAAAACTCTTTTTAAAGTCGGTGACCTATCAAGAACGCAGTCTAAGGTAACTACTACTCGTAGGGGAGTCTCGTTTGAGATATCCCCGTTACGCACTACAAAGCTTCGATCTTGCCGTGATTAATTAGTAGTTGACGAAATAATTTTGGATTTTTTGTAGCAATAAACGTATCAATATCTGACACCTTGCTAGAAATTTCAGTTGGGTAAATACCGTTGTTTGTATCCATACGTTTACGAACAAACCGGACGTGCTTGCAAGAACTACGAGACGAGAACCCAGCGCAGTTACAACGAACCTTTGCAGAATCTGAGTTGATTTCTACTTCGTGCACGCCAGTTTCAGACAAGAACAGTTGTGCAGTGTTCCAACGTTTCATTTTCATCCTCATTTGCGTAGATCCTTTCCAGAGTTTACCTCAATAGCTATAAAAGCTTCATAGGCAAAGCTAGCCATTGCTGGCCCGTATGCCGTTTCCCAACTTTGCAGCGGGATGTTACTGGTAACAATAGTGGGTAGACCAGCATTAAATCTAGCCCGCAGTAGTTCATCAAATACGTTCTCTGCCCAACCTGAGGAAGTCCTGTGCTCTTTGCCCAAATCGTCTAGAACAAATGTTCGAACGATATTTTCCCTAGAACTCTCTCCGTATATCCCATTGATCATAGTTTCATTGGTGTCGTTAAAATCTGACCACTGAGCTTTCTGAAGGCGAAGAAGCTGGGGATAGTCCATAAACAGCCCTGGACGACGTGGAGCAATTTCTACTGACCCCCACTCCTCTGGAGAAAGGGTTCTAATAAGGCTCTGAAGGGCCGTAGAGGCGATAGTAGTCTTGCCGTGACCTGGTTTACCAAGAAGTAGGAGTCCTTTGCCACAAGTGGCTTTGCCGGCTGCTTGAATGACCTTGCCATCTTCAACAGACTTAAGCCAAATCTTAACCATCTCTACAGCCTCTGAATTGTCAATATCTGACAACTCCCACCCAATAGTTTTCATTGGAAGTTTGGCTGCTTTAATCTGCGCCCGAACACTCGGTGCTAATTCTGCAAGGTTATACATTAGCTCTCCAATAGTCGAAGCATCTTTTCTTGATGCGTTTTCATATCATCGTCTAAAATTGTTTTCTCTGCAACTCGGCTTACTAAACCGTGAACACTTGGATAGTAAGCCATAAATCGTTGATAGATAGGTTTTCCAATACCGCTGTTGTGAAGATTGCGAAGATCCTCAAAAAACATTCGCATTGCCTTTAATATAGCAAACCTAGTAACGCCAGCTCCAACCATCTTGTTAATCCAAGTGATTAAGTACTTGCCGTTAATTTGTGCTGGTGCATCTGAGTTATTACGGGTTAGATGATAAAACTCTGCAACAAGGTCTGCAGTACCCCATTCTTCTTCTGGTCGTTCGTTACGAAGCATACTTGCGGGCACTGCCTCAAAGTTTGTTTTTTTGTATTTCTTATTAAGACGCGATTGTCGGTCGTCAATTTTGCCGACTGTGCCTGGAGCCGAGTCAATCTCTTGTTGCATGGCAAGGCGTCGGACAATAGATTTGCTTACAGGCTTGTCTTCGTTACCATCTAGGTTCCAACCCATTTGTTCCTCCTTAAGGGGCGCAGCCCCTATAGATACAGTTACGTTAGTAACTGTATCTATACCTAAGTTACTAGACATATAGCTATTAGTCTTATTACTACTTATGGACAGAAGACTCGTATTTCGAGTGTCGGCTTCCGGCACATATATATTCAAACTAGGATCTGTAAATTTTAACAATGTGTTCCATTGTCCAGCGTTTTGTTGAAACCTAACAGCTTTAATGTAATGACCGTCTTTAAGTTCTTTCATTGCTTTAGTCATTGAGTATTTACTTTCAGGGTGTGCAGCAGACATTTCATCTACAGATGCAACCCGTCCAATTTCTAAAAAAAATGCGTATAGCCCTTTTGCAGCCAACGATAAACTTGGATCTGATAGTGCTGATTTCATTTTTATCTCCTCCTTGGGAGGGCAGACTCTATAGTGGTGGTACCCGTCTTGGCAAACCGCGACTTACTCGCTCAGGGGTTCCGGTAAAAACAGTCTCTACTACGATAGATGAAGTAAGCCCAACAAAAGCTGAGGCTAGTACGTAGAAGATCAAATTTAAGCTCATTGGTAGCATAACTAAGCAAGCTATTGTGCTCATAAAGAGGGCTAGTAAGCCTCTCCAGCGTCCTAGGGATATTAATAGTTCTTCTATGGCCGTTAATACACAGGCCGTCGCCCAAGCAGCTACAAGAAGTTCAATCATACCCAGAAACCTACTCTCTGAACAGAACCTTGTCAAGGTGGAAGACCCTACCTGTACCGGATACGGATGGGGTGCATTCAACTTTTATTTTAGCAAAACCAACGCTGGTATTAACAAACGTCGCTGTTCCGGTAGTTGAAGTTTCAACAATATTTGGTGATACTGCTGTCCAAGAAATAGTGTTTGTTCCTACTGCGGTTATAAGGATGTTCCCAGCAAAAGCGCTAAAAGATTCGTTTGTTAACGATACGTATAGTTCTTCACCTATTGAAAATCCATGGTTTCCAACTGTAGTAACAGTTAAAACATTACTAGCAATGTTTGCAGACTCAATTAAAACTTTTTTTGATCCAGGAGCAACAACATCTAAATATGCCCATCTATCTCCGCGAGAAATAGTGACAATATTTGTTTTTGAACGAAGATAGTTTTTTGCAGTGTCATACCAATCTAAGGTTAAAGTATAAACACCGTAAGAATCTTCATTTTCCGGACGAACAGCTGCAGACAAATAGTATCCCTTTCCGGCTGGAGTAGTTATATAGTCAGTAGTTATGCCAAAAGTACCTGATGAAGATGCTTTTACTCTACCGTAAGCAGCTCCCTGAACTAAAATTTCATCAAATATACTTCCACGTGCAATTACTCTAACTAAAGAACTACTAATTCCTGACCATCCGGCAAGAGAGTTTTCAAAAGATCCCGAGATAATTAAATTAGTTTTTACTTCTGAAAAACCAATTAAAGTATTTGGGGTATTTATAGACCAAGTAGCTCCTGCCGGCATTACGCTAGAAAGGGTTGCCGCTAATCGAGCATCCTTTTGTCTGTACCGGTTGGCGTAATAACTTTGTCCGCTGCTAACCATACTATTGTTAGCAACAGAGATAGTTTCAGCGCTATCGCTTGGATTTGAAATAACAAATGTTGTAACGGCAGCTGGATCTACATAAGGTGTTGGAATTCTGCCGTATTCTGCTTGAACACCATCAATATAAAATACTTTAGTTCCTGATCCAGCTTCAGATAGACCAATAGTAATATCAAATTGAGTTTCTCCCGCTAAAGGCAAACGCTCTGTTTGAATACGTGTCCATGTGTTAGCTGCAGTTGTTTTAAAGTTTCCAACTTTTTGTCCATTAGTGCTAATTGAATAAAGTCCTGCAGGTCCGTAAATGTAAGAAGAAATTACAATGTCTTCGCCACCATCGGCAGCCCCCATCGGAAGTTTTACTGTGGTTGTTGCAGCTCCCCCGCCCGTAGCAGAAAGACGCATAGAAGTAGTTCCGTATAGTTTAATAGAAGATTCTAATGCTTTGGTAGTACCGGTTGCTTCAGTCCATTTGTTAGTGTTTTCTAAGGAAGATATAGAAACCATGTTTAATTGATTTCTTTTTTCCCAGAAACAATCATTGGAGTCATAGTATTGATTTAAGTTAGGATCAACTGGAATTGGTCCACCATTTCCTTGAAAATAATCTTTTATTTCTGTAGATTTTGTAAGAATAGCTGCATCTAAATAAAAAACATCTCCAACAACAGCATTATCTATGTATACAGAGACCTTACACAGCGGTGTTCCGTAGTCAGGGGTTTTTACAGAAGCTACTGCTGAAACGCCTACTCTTTGAGCGGTTGCTGTAAGAGTAATAGGTTCTGAATCATAGTAATACGGTTCTTTTTTAAAGAAACGTCCTTCCTCATCAACTAAAACAGCAGCTTGTTCTTCTTCTGATTGAGGAGCTGAAAATTCAATTCTAGCAACGGTTGGTTTTGCTGAGCCACTTGCGTATATAGCAAAACTATGGGGAGCTCCGGGCGTAACCGAAATCCAATCGGAAACAAGACCTACTCGGCCATCAGATAAAGCAGTTAACTTAGCTACAGATCCACCAAAAACTACAGCAGTAGATGGGGCAGCTTTTTCTTGTATTACTTCAGCGTTATATGGAAACCATCCACCAGTTCCTAAATCAAAACCAGGGTTTGGAATTAAATTTTCTAAATCTAAATTTACATTAACTTTTACTAATCTTGCATCTTCATAGGTTAATGCTGGAAGTTTTCCGCTAAAAACAATGTTTGTTGATGGTAACGCCCTAAATTCAAACATATCAATTGCAAATTTATTTCCTCCTGCTGTTGGAGTTATTATTAAAATTGGTTTTGCGTAAAATGCGTTTGAAGGGGCTACTACGCCACTTTCAACAGTTGTAGATATTGATTTAAATTCTGACCAAAATCCAACTCCTGCCGTAACTGTAGGCCCAGCAGAACTTGTAGATATTGAAGTTCCTGAAGCATCAAACCATTGAACTTTAGCTACAGCTGTGTAACTGTCACTAATTCCTCTAATCCAACCTTTAAACATATATTTAGTGCCTGCAACAACGGGTATTCCGTAAAGTACGGCGCTAGATGATGTTCCTGGACAACTAAGAGTGATATCGCTGGTGCTTGAAGCAGTGACTACTCCTAAAGCTACTGGGCGTAGCGGGTAATCTTTATCAAATAAATATGGTACGGGGATAGTTATCGCGGTACCTAGATCAAAAAGAGTACCCGCATAAGTAGAACGAGTTAGTGTTCCGTTAGTTACATTCCAATTTCCTATTGACTCTTCAAAAGACGCATCATTATAATTAAGCATTAAATTGTGGCCGTACCCAATACTTGTATTCCAATGAGTAAGAGCAGTAGAGTATGTTTTAATTGCTAAAGAGGTGCCTTTAGCAGAGTTAATTAAATTTCCTGTTCTGTACAGGGTGCGATGATACGTATCTCCAAGAGTAGGTTCGTAAATAAACCCTAAATCCGTTATTTTATTTTTTAATAGTTTTGAAGGAATTTTGCTTGCATCTAAAGAGTTATACAAAAGTTCAGCTTGAGTTTTTATTTTGTCGTATTCAAAGCCGTATGCATCTAAAACAGCAGTAAATCCTGATTCTTCGTATTCTCCTACTGCATCTCCTACGCCCAAAGTTTCGTTTACCCAAACGGCAGGCAACCAACTTTTAAAGTAACGTTGAGTAGTAGTATCGACAACGGCATTTACAGATGAACTACCGGTATTAACCCAACCAACTAAAGTACTAAAAATCCACAAAGTGTAAGTAACTTCTTTGTTTTCAATTGATAGGTCTGAACTGGTATCTACATAGGAAGTAACAAACTCACTAGTAGGCCCAGAAAGTAATACAGTTCCTGCGTAAGGATTATCGGGAGTCCCTGAAAAGTTTTTAGTAAGTCTCCAGTGAGTAAGTAGTTCTCCGGCTAATATAGCAACCGGATCCGCGCTTACAGCTTTCCAAAGCACAGAAATAGAGCCGTAGTTAAAAGACCAAGTTTTTATTGTTGAAGAGTAGTAAAGACGATCAGCGTCAGTTTGCCCGTATTTAAGGCCGGGGGTACCATAAATTCCAAATGCATACTTTGCCATATTTTGCTCCTATTAAAATTACATGCCGGCTAGTAAGAAGGGGTTAAACGGGTTTCCTTTTGCAATAGTTTCGGTTGCTGTTACTTTTATATTAAGGGCGTTGTAAGACGTTCCTCCAACGTAAAGAACTTCTGCAGAACCTACTTTTGGCAAACCATTAAAATCAATATTAAATTGAAGAGTATTAGCTGCATCTCTAGTTTCAACAAGGTTTGCACTGCCTGCGGTGGTTTTAAGCGCAAGTCCAACTATTCCAGAAGCAGGACTTACTGTGTCACCTGTTTTTCTAAAGTAAGGTGCTCCAACAACGCCAGTAAGTAATCCAGCTTCAATATTTGTTAATCTACTTGAAAGAGATGACCACGTACCTGTTTGAGTAAATGTACCCGCATAGCCAGACGCTAACAAAGCCGTTCCTAAAGACACTTGAACAGCACGTACCTCTTCTTGTAAAGAGTTTACGTGATCAGCAAGAATTGAATCTACTAAGTCAATTTTAGGGGTAAAGGACTTAATTGCACTTGGATATGATGCCGGCATGGGTTACCTATCTTTCTCTTGGTTTATTCTCTAGTATCTAATAGGGCTTGTCATGACAAACCCCCAGTTACAGTAATGTTTAGGTTAACAGTCTGTAATACGGGGATTTGACCGTTAACAAGTTGAATACCAGAAGTTGATGCACTCCCACCATTGTCAATATTAAGTTTTGTAATAAGGATCGAGTCCACCCCCTCTACGAGGGCAGCTTTTGCCATTACAGCAGAGTAAGCAATTTTTTGACCAAAATCAACAGCTTCGTAAGAAAATAAACCTCCGGCATTTAAAAAAGCGTCTTGAATATTTTGTTTTACATCTTCATTTCTATAAGCTGGTTTAGACGTAACAGTTAAATCTACGTAAAAATCAACATATGTTGGTGGCTGTATAGATACGGTTGTTCCTACAGGCATTTTATCGTCTAAGTAAGTTGCTACATTTGCTGCAAGAGCCGTCCAAGCAGTTGTAGGACTACCTAACAATGTTCCAGGAGTTATAGAGTCATCATTTTGACTTTGTAAATAAAGAGTTACAGAGCTATAAACTGCAGCAATTGCTTTTGCTCTACCTACAGAAGATACTTGTGTAGCTAAGGCGGCGTAGTCATTTAAAGTTACTGCTCTACGACGAGTTGTAATAGCATTTTTTATCTTTTCACGAATTTGATCGTTGTCGTCACCATCAGCTCCTCCATAAGAAGCTGTTGTGTTAGTTACAGAAAGAAATCCAATTGCTTCAGGAATGTTATTTCCTGGAATAAAAGTTATTTCTTCAATAGATCCAGAGTTTAAATTACCTGCAACACCTGCACTTGTTCGATACAGCGCACTAATAACTTGATTTGCTGGTGGAATTGCTCCGTTTATTCCATCTCCAAACTCAATGGAGGTAAGGCCATCAACATCTATACTAGTTGTGAAGACAAGGCTATTTGGACTAGCTTCTGTTAAAGAATCAATAAACGACCATGGCGTAAACGCAACTCCTTGCCCAACATAAACAACAATAGAGTTGTCAACAATATTAGAATCAACCACAATAACTATTTGATTAGCTGTGCCGTCAGATGTTCCTAAATTAACAGGAAGAGGTTTGTTAGTTGTTACGCTTACTAAGTCTGGACGATCCGTGTTTACGGTTTTTCCTTCTTGACAGAGTAAAGTTACAACATCTCCAGGAGCAAGTTGAGTAGCATTTGTTAACGTTTCAAAGTAAATTTCAGTAAAATCACCATAAAGTAAAGTTGCTAAAACTTGTGTTCCAACTGGAATGTCAAGCGGCGCATCACTTATGTTTTCAAACGTTACTGATACTCTTGCTGGAGTTGGTCCTGAAATTCTATATCCGTAAAGTTTACCAATATCAACTAAAGTTTTTCTTCGAGCTGCGGTGTCAATGGTTAATTCATTGGCTACTCGATCTATGTAATAAGACATGATGTCGCCCATGTAGGCAAAAGATTCAAGGAGCGAGGTCCCTAGGTCGTTTACATCATCAGCTGCCCAAGCATAGTTAGTTCTGACGTTTACTAACCCAACAAGATCTTCAATTAATGCTTGATAGTCTCTTGATGTATAGTCTATCTGAGCAGGTACTTCGTTAGCCATTTTTCATCACCTCGTAGTAGTCGCGTCAGGATTAAGCGTTGTGCTTAAAATTTGTATTTCTAAACTTACAAAATCAGGCAAAATTACAGTAACCGCTACAGAAACTTGACCTTCATCTAAAAACCCAATAAAGTCTATTTTTTGAACTTTTATTTCTGGTATCCAAGTATCAATAGCTGAACGAATTGCCTCATTAATAGAGTCTTTTACGTTCCCTTGATTTTCAAACATAGCCGCACCAATATCAGTACCGTAAGTTGGACGCATAGGGCGTTCACCAATGGCTGTTGATAGAAGTGTTAAAACCCTATCTTGATAAATTTTAGCTTGATTAGTAGTACTTGTAGTTTTACCAAAAACATCTAAAGTGTATGGAAAAGAAATGGCTTTCATTGGACTCCAATCCATACGGGATGTTCAGCTAAACCGGCAATAAACATAACCCAGACACGTTGTCCTTTATTTGGAATGTAACGATGAGGGGTATGCTCATCCGTACTGGTTGCGTCGTTAAACATATTAGTTTTAACGTCAGAACCATTCCATTTTTTTGTTGCGTTTACTGCTGTTTTATGAGGGTGTTTAAGGGTACCAGCGCCCGCTTTTGCTACCACGGTCAACGCAGGGATAGTAACTGGGTGGGTATGAGTTCCGGAGGGGTATGAAGGTCCATTTCCAGAAGTTATTGTTACTGAGGTAGTAGTTAATAGGGCGGCTACTTGAGCAGCCGTATGTTCTTGATGATCAGGGTGATTAGCATTATCTGTAATCGGTCGTACCGCTTTAGCCCACTCAGTAACTTCTTGACCAGTAACGCTTACTTGAACTTTTATTCGTCCTTGTTTTTTAGGGTCGTTAATTTCTTTAACAATGCCTTCATAAATACCAAAAAATCTAGGTCGACCTTGTGGGTCTAGCATGTAGTCTTGCTCGTCCATATTATGGCTCATGTTGATGTCCAAGTCACTTTTCGTTTAACCTGAGAAGAGTCAGGTACTTCCCCCTTGTATATATTAGGGGTATATTTTGTAGCTGTTGGCGCTTTTGATGGGGAAGCTACGTTTTTAATTGTTTTTGCTTTTTTAACGCCTAAATCTGTTTTTCCGCCATTAACACCTACAGAATAACTAGTAAGGCGAGGTTGTTTAGCATCTAAAGATTGATTAGCTAACTCAGCAGAAAAATCTCGTTTTCCTGAATTTTTTCCTGCGGTAGGAGACGAATCTCCAACTTTATCAGATCCAAGTATTATTTCCATTTGATAATTTTTATTTCCGCTTCCAAATAAATGAGAAACCTCAAGAACTACCCAATACCCCGACATCCCTTGTTCAAGGTTATCTAAATAAATAGTTTCTCCTACTTTAACGTTAGCATCTCCAGCTAAGAGTGCTCGACCACGATAAAGATATTTTAAATTTTCAGCCATATCGTCAGCAATAAGTTTTGCCTCAGCAGAACTTACAGCAACTTCAAAAGGAAAGTGCTTTACAAATTTATTTTTATTTGAGTTATTGCTGTGTGGACTAGTCATTTTTTAAGAAATTTCTTACTAGGTACAACAGCTCCTTTAGTAGATTTTGTTTTAATTTTTGCAGTGTGTTTAGTAACAATTGGTTTGTTTGTAACGTCGTGAACACCACTAATTACGCGCTCAACTACAGCCCCAAGCATATCCGGAGATTCGTCTGAAAGTTGTATGTCAAATTCATAGATAGTCCCCATTTGTACAATAGCTCTTGAGGTAGGTAAAGCCTCTTCTTTAAAGAAGTAAGAAGCTTTAGTTTTGCTAGCCTCAGATAATTTAGATTTAGACATAAAATAAATTGTTGTGCCGTCTACGCGTAAACCAAATCCAGTTTGTTTAGAAAGACGTCGAAGTACTTGCCAATCGCTTTGCCCAGCTTGAGATATACTTTTGAACACTCTAGGATGTCTTTGAGTTACGGCTTTAAGTCCGTATTTTTTTGCAATTTTAGTAACAATTTGATCAGCAGTTACATTTTTATAAATTTTTTGAGTTGTATTTTTAAAAACATAGGTTGGAGAAACGCAAATAATTTTAGTAAAGTTATTTCCTATTGTTGTTGGTACAACAGTGTGTACATAGCCTACCCAAGTAGACACTTTACCACTTCCAGACCAAGTAAAAGTTACAGGATCCCCAGAACTTACAGCAGCATCTGATTCAGTAAGTCTACCAGCATAATTAAGAGTTAAAACATCGTGATAATTGTATTGTTGATCAAGTTTAGCTGTAAGCAGTGGTAAAGAAAAATCAGGGTTAGAAGTAAACACAACTTTTCTATCGTGTTTTCTTTCTGACGGTATTTTAACTCCAGGTAATTTATTTAAAGGTACTGACGCCATAGTTAATCCCTTGGTATTCTAACAATAGTTCCAGGATCGATAGAAAAAGGATCATTTATTTCTGGATTTATATCCATAATTTTCCACCAAAGTTTAGCGTCATATAAATAAACAGATGCTAAATAGTCTATTCGATCTCCATCAACCCACGTGTAGTCACTGTACCTAATTGGCACTGATCCAGGAAATTGACGATAAACTGTCCAAGCGTACAATTTACTAGTTTTATTTTTTATTTGTTGAGAATCTCCATCGTAATACCTAGAGTTTTTGTATACGGCCATTACCGCCCCACCCTTCCAGTAGCTGCGGCGGGTAGTGTTTTAATAGCCTCTGACCATGTATCTGCGGTAAGAGCTTTTGAACCCGTGCTTGAGAAATCTGGAAGACGTTGTAAAGATATTTGAACTACTGTTCGTGTTGGAACCATATCTCTAGTAAACATGCTGTGCTCAAAAGAAACATTGCTTAAAATAACTTTAAACCTAAGATGCTTATTAATTTTAAATATAAAAGGTATTTGAGCAACGTATCCTAAGTTAGAAGTAAACATTTCTAAACTATCTGCTTTAGGTCCTAGAAGCGTAGATGATTGAGGGTCGCCGTTCATTACTCTGAATAAATACTCTAAGTCATACTCTGTACCACGGTATAAAAGACCAGCGCATTGCTCATCAGTTAAAGCTTTAGGGTAGTGTTTTGCGCTATCCCAATTAGCTCGATCATTAAGCCAACCTGTGCGTAAAGAAGTCATATCAGCAACTCGATCAACCATTAAATTTAAATTAATGTCTCCACCGATACCTGGTGCAACTAAAGTTGCTCCGTTTACATTAGGACGTGTCCAGTCTACGGTGCTTGTAGCACTTACGTTATAAGTAAGGTAGGTAGGGTTAAACAAAAATCTAAATCCCCAAGGTCTGTCAGTATTTCCAGCTTTGTTGTAGTCAAATATTTTATCTTTTGGGTCTATTTTACCTAAGTTATAAAGGTCAGGATCAACATAAAACATGCCTAACTCATTGTGTTGAGCTTCTTGATTAACTGGTTTAAAACCCCCGTCGTATATCCAACCGGGAAAAGACCGAGTGTTATTGTGAGGTAGCGGGTTAAAACCATCAGCTTCTCTAGCAAATTTATCAATTTTAGTAGTGTTGGGATTTCCGGTTCCGGTTCCAGTTCCGGTTCCTGCGCCACTACAAATAGGGTTTGAAAAGTTTTTACGTTTTGCAATAGCTTCGTTTTTATATGATTGGACAGTAATAGAAGGTTTTGCAAGTTTTGAATCTATAAAAATTTTACCTGTAGATGCCCAATCCCACCCTGCTGCTGTCCAAATAACTTTTACACGTCCTGCATCTTTATGTTGAGCAAAAGTATCGTTTGGATGAGCTTTTATGTCTGCTGCAGAAAGAGCTCGAACGGTGTATTTAATTTGTTTTGAATAAAAACCACTGACGTTAGCACTTGACGCCGATGCGGCAGTTGTTTGTTCTGTGTAAGGAGATTTAGTTAAGACATACCTGTAAGTTGCAAACACGGCTACCCAACGTTTTCCAGTACACTCATCCCAAGTCCAACCGTCAACTGTAATAGCTTCTGCTAGAGCTCCCGGTCTATCTGGAGGTGTAGGAGCTTTTGTAAAAGAAATGCTAGGAATAGTCACTGTTTGCCATTTTGTTGGGTTGTATCCAACTTGACCCCAGTTAAAAGTTGTATTTTGTCTAGGGACAATTATGTCTATTTTGAAGGCGCCGTTGTTTATATCTGTTGCTTCAGAGCTAGCTCGTAGTTGGCTTGTAGAAGCAGTAGATAATCCAGGAAGGCCAGATTGAAATGGTTCGTAAACTTTAATTGTAAATTGAGGTGTATAAGTACCTGGTTTACTTGCAGTAAAACTAACTCTAAAGTAATCTCTATCTAAAGGTGTTCTAAAAGGATCGCCAGTTTTTATTACAGCGCCTTCTGTGAGGTCTTTAAGGTCTTTAGTAGTTACTACAGCTCTACGAGAATCTGAGCCAGATAACTCTATTCTGTTAAAAGATTCAAGTTGATACTCTTCACTAGGGTCGGTTGTACTGCCTTTAAATACTCGTACCGCGTAAAAAACTTGCTCATTGCAAACATTTTTGGCAGCTGGAGTTTCACGAACAATTTCAGCCCAATATTTAACCGCCATTAGTAGCTTCCAATCTTTGCAATATCTTTATCGGCTGCAATTGCGTCTTTAAATTTAGCAAGTAAAACTTGAACTTCAGCGTCTCCCGCTTTATCAATGTTAACTGTCATAGTAACATTGATAGTTCCGCTACCGTTTTTGTTATCCCTATTCATACGATAACGTTCAGCTTCTCCCCTATTAAGAACCATTTCTTGATTGTGTAGGTAAGCTAAACCTTCTTTAGTGGTGTCTTTGCCATAGAAGTGTCCAGGAATTCCAGCGGCTTTAGCTGCAGCTTGTGCGTCATCTAAGAATGGCGCAAATTGACCGTTGGTATAGGCAGACCAAGCTTTCCAACTTTTACCTTGATTTGAAATATTCCAAGCAGCTTTTATATTAAATGCGGGATCAAATAAACGTTTTGGGTCTCTCCATTGGCCGTTTTCACCATATTTTTTATAATCTTTTAAACTACGAATTTGAAATACGCCCATGCTTGAGCCGTATTTTTTTGTAGTTATGCCTTTGTCACCTTCTGCGTTAGATACACCACCAGACTCTGCCATTGCTACTGCAAACGCAGTTTCTAAAGATTTACCCCTAAAACCTTGTGCTTGTAGCGCTTTTATAAGCCCTTTACGAGAACCAAAAGCCATACCGCCTTTGTCACCCTTTGTAGAAGTCATTTCAGAGTCGCCCATTAAGCTATCAAGAACAGATTTATCGTTTCCAGACGCCTGAGATTTAGCAAAATCAAGTGCTCCTGAGTCAGATAAATCTCCATAGCTTAATGGTCCGCCTTGTTGAATTGCTTGTAATAACTGACCGCCACCTAAAACAGCTAATCTAGAACCACCAGTACCGCTCAACACAAACTTAGAAAGTTCTTCTGTCATATCATCGTCTTGGTTTCCTTTAAATAAACCAGAAACTGAAGATTTTATTTTTCCAAAAATACTTTTTGGATCTACAGATTGTTTAGAAGATTTACTTTTTCTAACTTCAAAGTGTAAGTGTGGTCCAGTAGAAGAACCTGCTCCTGGAGCTCCCTTTTTACCACCAGAGTAAGCAATTAAATCTCCTTGTTTAACTTTTTGCCCTACGCGTACAGTTGTACGACTTAAGTGAGCGTAATAAGTGTAGAAACCTTCGTGTTTAATAACAACGTACAGTCCAAAACTTCTGTCTTTACCGGGTTGTGTTGTAATTTGATCTACTACTCCATCTGCAGCCGCAAGTACGGGGCTTCCAACAGGCATGGCGTAATCAATTCCACCGTGATGGTGTCTTTCTTTAGGGTTGCTTGGGTTAGTTCTCCAACCAAAAGCAGATGAAACATATTTTGAATTTGGTGCGGGATTAATTCCAACAACATTTTCGCCACCGGAGTTAGATGCTGGGCCAGAACTATCGCCATCGCCTTTACCAAATAGTTGACCTAGAACGTTACCGCCACCACCAATTAATGCTCCAAGTAATCCAGTTACTAGTGCTCCTGGTCCAGTAGCCGCACCCATAAGAGCGCCCGTACCACCACCTATAGCAGCACTTGAAAGCATTGATTTAAAATCAAAACCGCCTTTAGCTTTAGCGGCTTGGTAACCACCAAAAGCTGAAAGAGCAGTTCCTAAAATAGGCACTGCTTTACCAAATCCAGCAAATCTTCCCGCAAATCCACTAGCCCCACCACTTGCAGGCACCCCACCGACTGGAGTAGGCCCAGTCAATCTTCCACCACCGCCCATAGCAGCTCGCATCATTAACATGTTTCCTAAGCTTCCAGCTGCGCCAGAGACTGTTGCTCCAGCACCACCGGCTTGAGGCAGTGTTTCTAACATGCCTTTAAATGCGCCAAGAGCGTTTGTAACAGCGGGCAAAGTTTCAGCTAATGAGGACATGCCATCATTAACAGTAGATGCAACATTTAAAGCACCTTGATAGCCAGTTACTAAACCTCGCTCAGTTGAACCAAGTAAACGGTTTTGTGACCCTTGAAATTTAAAATTAGATTCTTGAACTCCGCCTTTTACGCCCATAGTATTAAGCATGCCTTTAGCACTGCTCATTTGCTTTGCGGTAAGGGGTTTTTTATTTTTAAAACGCGCCATTAAACCGCTTGTATAAATACTAAATAAGTTTTCATCGCCACCAGCAATAGTCATAATTGTTTGATACTCAATGCTGTTAGGGCTAAACATTTCTTCTGGCTTTACTGGATCGCGTCCACGATAAAGCTTTTGATATATCTCATTAATAATTTGATTAGTTGGGCGTGGATCTCCGTTGGCATCTCTTAAACGAATACCCATACGCAGAAGATTCATACCATTCTGCGAAGCCACGGCTCCAGCAGCTTTTTCGTTACTCATGCCGCTAATAGCGCTTAAACCACCAAGCTGACCCATGATTCTTTTAGTTGCTTCGGATTGAGCCCCATAACCGCCTTGAGACAAAATTTGTCCCATGGCCATAGTTGGGCCCATTGCACTAGTAGCGTTGCCACGACCAACCTTAGAGTTAGCAGAGCTAATTACTTGACGAGCAGTCATACCCCCGCTGGAGTACATAGCTACGCCTTCAGCGCTAAGTCTTTGTGTAACCGCAGACATAGTGCTTGGCATAACGCCCATTGCTGCAGAACCTAAAGCCATTGCTCCCATAGCAAGTTTTTGTCCACCAGACATAGAAGACCCAGCACTAGGGGGCATTTGTCCAAGACTGTCGCCCATAGTACTTGTAGCGCCATTAGCTTGCTGTTGAGTCTTTGCGCCTTTTTCAATATGTTGACGTACTTTGTCGTACGTTTTTTCAAGGGCAGTGGCAGTTTTAAGGGCTTCTTTAAACCCAGTGTTCATTGTGGTGGTTAGCTTTTCCACGCTCTTTTGACCGGTAAATTCTTCCTTACCGCCCATGGATCCTTTTGGATCTACTGCCATGCTATCTCACCACCTTAGGTCTCATTGTTGCTTTTGATAAAAAAACTAAACGTTCTCTCATCGTTAAACTTCTTAACTCTTTTAAAGACCAACCCGGAAAATACTGGGCTAGTAAATCATAGGAGTCAATTGCGTTTTGGTAACTTAGTTCATGAACGAAACAATTCTGCCAGGGTTACTGGCAATTCAACCTCCTGGCCACACGAAGCACAGGCCTTTTTAATTTCGCTTAGTTGTGGTCCCGGATTACGTTTTGCAATTTCTTCTAAAATAGCTCTTCGATCTTTAATACCTAAGTTTTTAATACGATCATCATTAATAACTGGTTGCCCAGCAATTTCAGTTATGCAAGACGTCAAAAGAATAGTGTCTAACTCTGCTGAGTTTTTAGTTGAGGAGTTAATAATTTTTGCTTGTACGTCACCTGTAGGCAAAGAAACTTTAACTTCTCCACATTTTAGCTTTAAAGTAAAGTAACGATCTTTAACTGGATCATTTAATTTTTTAATAGTAACATCTTTGTTAAGGTCAATAGTAAACGTCTGTAATTCTGGACATTTGCTACAAACAGTCTCTACTACTAATTCATCTCCAAAAGTTGCTTTTCTAATTGCTAAAAGAAGCATCTCTCGATCTCCAGAAAGAAGCGTATTTAGCATATCTTTAGTAGCCTCTTCAGTACCAATAGATACTGTTGCTCTTTCTAAAATAGCAAGTAACGCTTTTCCTGGGTCTGAAATCCTAACAATTGCTTCTTCATCAAATCCGTTTAATTCACGAATTTCTGCAGTTGTATGCAGATTACCGTTAAAAGGATCGTAAAGACCTGCGGTTAGCTCAACAGTTGTATCAGGAAGCGATGGGATCGTAACTTCTGGTATTGACCCCACCGCTTCTTGATCACTAGGAATGTTGTTTAGTTCCTCTAATATCTTGTTTGCCAAAGCCGGATTACTTGCGGCGTTAATTACTGTAGACATGTTATATACCTTTTTCTTTAGTTGTTAGAGTATGAACTTTGCTGTGTCTGCACTTGCTGTGTAGTTTTCTGCGTATACTGCGTCCCAGCCTTCATGTACAAGAGTCATCTCTTCTACCATTAAGCTATTTCCGCCTGCATCTAAACCACTGTATGACAAGCTTGTAATCCAAGCGTTGTACACTCTAAATTGTAGCGCGGTATGAGCTGCAGCAACAGTTCCTGCAGCTACACCTGGAGGGGCTGCAACTGTTAGACCTGCTGCGTTTGGATGACTTAGTACCTGAATGTTAAGGTCGCATCTAAAATCTGCGCCTACCCCAGCTTTAGCTCCTGAGCTAACAACTGAGAATAAACGTTTCATCCAAGCTAGATGAGGTGAGCTGCCTAGCAAAACGCCTTTGCTCAAAGTTATAGGGCTAAAGGATGTTTGTCCTGGCATCTGATGAACGGTGGTGTTGTAGCCACCTTCACGGTATTGAATAGCTTCTGTGTTTACTGTTAAACCAGAAACAGATGTAAATCCAAGTGTTCCTAATTTACCAAAAGCAGGTAGATCTGGGGTATTTGAACCTGTCGGTACAGTAAAACTAACTAAAAACCGAAAGTTACGGATTGGATCGGTAGCTAAGGTACTAAGTACGTTACTAAATGCCCCGGTTGTTGGTGCTGTAGCCATTATTTATATCTCCTTACGCCGTAGCGCTTCCGGTGATCTGCCCAATGCTGATCACAATAAATTCTGCAGGATACTGAATAGCTACACCAATTTCGATGTTAACGAAGCCATTTAGGATATCTGTAGCAGTGTTGTTTGAGGCATCACACTTTACGTAATATGCCTCTGAGGGGCTTGTTCCACGAAGTCCGCCCTGTGACCAGTACGTGCGCAAGAAACCTTGCAACGCACCTTTAATTTGTTCCCAAAGCTGTGAGTCGTTGTTCTCAAACACAGCAAAGGTGCTTCGATCAGTTAGTTCTTTCTTTAAGTAAATCATAGAACGACGAACGTTAATGTAACGCTCACCGGTTGAGTTATTCAAAGTACGACCACCCATGATTACAATACCTGCACCAGGAACGTTACGAATAGCGTTTACTGGCTTTGGTGCTGAGTTTAAGGCGTCAAGTTCTGCGTTAGTAAGTGTTCGCTCAAGAGCAACAGCACTATTAATTTTTGTTCCAAAACCAGCAGGTGTCTTGTAAACTCCGCGAGATGCGTCTGTTTCTAAGTACTTAGCTGCTGCAATTGGGCCTGGGGGTACTAAACGAGTTGCCCCTGGTGCTGCTTTAAGTGAGTCTGGAATTACTACCCATGGGAAGTAAACTGCGGCGTTTCCACCATCTACTGCCCCACAACCATCAATTGCGTAAGTCAAAGCTTCAGCGGTTGTTGATCCTGCTGGGACGTCAATAAGTGCAAAGACATCTCCGCGAGCATCTGCATAGGCTGTGATATCTGTGTCAAGAAGTACCTTAGCTGAACGAGCACCAACTTCTCCGCCTGATGCAAAAGCGTAAGCTGCGTCTGCGTTGATTAGTAGAAGTGGGCTTGTAATAGGATCAAATGTAGTAAGTGCTGTTTGGTAATTTGCACGAGAAGGTGCAGAGCCATCAGCGCCATTTGTAAGAACCTTTAGTCCGGCAGCTTCAGGTTGATTATCTGGAGCAGCTGTACCGCTTGAAAGGTTAGTTAGTTTAATGTAATTTGATGCAGAGTTAATATAAGCAACAGCATAACGAGAGTTAGTAGTGCTCATGCTTAAGTCTGAAAACTGTTCTAAGATTCCATTGTTATCTGAAACAATTAAATTAAAGCTAGTCGTAGAAGAAGTTTTTACTTCTACTTTAAGGTTGTTACCCCAAGTACCTGCAGATGTTGCAGTTACTGTTAGGGTGCTTAGTGGGCTGCCTGCACGGTCACGAAGAGTAACAGACGCGGCTGTTGCTCCTGAACCAGTAACACGCTTTACGTAAGCGCTGCGTCCTCCGTTAGCAAAAAATGAATACAAAGCCAAAGTTGCTGGATATGCATCCGAAATTCCGCCAAAGGTTTTTCCAAAGTCATACCAGCTTTCAACTAGTACAGGTGCTGCGGTTGGTCCTTGAGCAAATGCTCCAAGAAACGCTCCACGGGCTGTACCGTTATTTGCTGGCGTAACTGCTTGAGGCAGAGGAACTTCATTGATGAAGACTCCTGGTCTGCTGTATGTAGCCATTCGGTTTACTCCTTAGGTTGGTTGGTTTTCTAGGGGCGCCAGATTATAGATCAGTTGTGCTAAAAGGACTATCCTGATAAGCGAGGTCGATTATTGGTGGGTGCTGTACTGGGTACTTCTGACTTATAATTGACGGTAGAACTTCTGCGCTAATACGTACGTTGTACACGTTAGAGAATAAGCGCTTGCCGTTATTGTCAGTAGTATCTTTTTTTGAAAAACCCAAAAGATCCATACGGCGAACCGTTTTATCTTCTGGGACGACTATTGCGCCAAAGCGCAAAGGGATGCGTTGACCGGTTAGCATTTCAGCCATAATTGCGCGGTCATGTCTAGGTTGACGAGCATACGTAGTAATTTGATAATCAAGATTTACTGGAATTGGGTATTCAGTTTTGTATTGTTTTGCTCCAGAACCATCTTGATTTATAGTTCCAGTATCCACGCCTTCTGGGTAGTAAGGCATAGTAATCAGTCCGCGATGTGCGCGTTCTTGATCTTCTGAATAACCAATAAAATCAATAGTAATATATGGGTATACCTGATCACGAATTTCCATATCAGGTTGTCCGTACCATACGCCCACAGAACGCTGAGCATTTGCGCTGTCAGATACTTTGATGCCGGTAAGCATTATCTTTAAGGCTTTATCTTCATTAATAATGATTGGCATTAGACAACCCCCTGCCCTCTAAGGCTTCGTGACATGCCTCTAGCAAAAGCATCGTCATCAATATAGTTAGTTAAAAAGTTACGAAGCACGGAAGATGGTGGGGTATTTTGATCCCCGTACTCTAAAAAGTTTACCTTAGCTGCAAGATGGAGTGGGTAAGAAATAGTGTATTCGCCACCTTTTTGGGTAACGCTCATTTGAGAGGCCACTTCTTCAGGCCAGCCGTTCATACGGCAAAAGGTTTTTAAACGTCTGCTTGTTACGAAAGAATCAAAACGAGCACCTTCAGTTAAAGAAGAAGTTAGGAGTTCTAATAGTCTCACTTACGCCCCGCGATTACCTTAGAAGTTAGACTACCTGCAATCCACCCGGCCATAATAGAACTGGCGTGAAATTTGTCTAATCCAAGTACACCGCGTACGAATTGTTCCCGGTCGGCTTCGCTCTCTTCGCGTGCCAAACGGTCCAGTAAGTAAATCATCAGAATCCTCCTTGGGAAGATGCGGGGTAAAGCTGCAGGGTTCCGGATTGCTCCGGCGTCAAAAACAAGAGTAAATGAAAAAAGACCCTTTCGGGTCCTAAATCATTACTTCTTTTTAGCTTTCTTTTTAATCTTTTTAACAATTGCCTTGTCCATCTTGGTGTCGCCTTCTTGAGATTTAGGCTTTTTATGGCCCTCGTCAGCTTTTTTAAAAGCGGCTTTTTGTTTAGGATTTAAACTTTTAGTGGTCTTGGCATCTTGCTTTTTATCTGAAGCTTCTGTGTACTTAGCCATCACATACCCTTTTTGCGTACCATAGAAGATTTTTTGCCTAGCTGCCTAGTTGAACCTTTTGACTTGTTCTTTAGGGCTTGAAAATCTGCCCCAGTGATCTTATCTGTAGGGTTTGCAGCAGTAGCAATTTTTTTCTGCTTAGGGCTTAGTTTTTTTGTAGCCATTACTTTTTCTCCTTCTTTTTTGTAGCCTTCTTTTTAGCAAACTTTTTATTAGCTGCGGTCAAGGTCTTCATACCGTGCTTGTCTTTTGGCTTCATGCAACCACAGGTGGCGCACATTACTTCTTCTTTGCCTTACAAACTTTGCAAGTACCGCAGGTACAAGCCTTCTTTGACTTTGACTTAGGGCCTTTGCCAAAACCTGGATCGCCTTTTTTCTTACCACATCCACATGCTGCACACATATTATTTTTTACCTTTCTTAGGTTTAGTTACTTTGTTTTTTCCTTTACCCTCAGGTACACAGTTTGGCACCTTTTTACCGCCTTTGTCTTTCATACCTACCTGAACATAACCTTCCCAGCAGGGTCCTTTTGTAGCCATAATTTAAACTCCTAAAATAAATGGATTGTAGTTAGCGTACTTTAAGAATTGTGGGTCATTGACAAGTTCTTCTGGGTTTACTTGGTTTAATTCTAAACTAATAATGGTAAAATCATCTCCCATAAGGCCGCGGGGTGAAAATTTAGCTGGGCTCCAAACGGTACTTCTAAAGACAACCCGATCACGTAGGAAACGATCTGGGTCTTGGCTAAAGTAATCATCATCTGTAGTGGTAGTGCCACGCTGTTTAGAGATGTTGTTTCTAATGACATCTACGTTAAAGGTAAGTCGTAGCTGATCCACAGTGTAAAGACCTCGGTCATTGCGCTGCATCACGCCCTGCTCAAGCTTTGCTGAGACAACAGGAATAGTAATCTCTTTCTTCCAACGTCTACCGACGGTGCTAGAACCCACATCATAGATTGCGTCTACTTCAGTAGCTACAGGATCCCACGCCCACCAGTCAATATTCATACCTACGGTACGAACGATGTCTTTGGTAATGCCTAACTTAATAGACTCTTTTTCGTGGGGAACACCAAAGCGCCCCTGTATCTGTTCTCCGCGCATTCCTACAGTTTAATGCTCGATGAAGAAAAAAAAAGCGTTAACAACCACGTTACTATACGGATCTGGGAACTCTGACATCAATACTTCTTTCTCTGATGTAAAAAATAAACCCTCATTTTCCCCTATATCTAAGGTTTCTTCCCCCACCGTTATTTCCCAACCTAAGCGCTGATATACAACAACGCGTATTACGTAGTCTGCATCTTCTGTGTACTTAGTTGGTGTTTGTGTTGTTTGAGGTCCAGCGTGGATATCTAGGTGTTGCCAAGTAGGTATAAGGTTTTCAGTACGAAGTATTTTTCTAGCTAATGGCAATAGTTTTTCGTGAAGCATGCGTAGTTCGGGGGTGTCTTTTAACTGCAAGACGCCGTAGCTTGATTCATGCGGTGAGACGGCTTGTTTTAACGCTTCGTGGTGTTCTAAAGCGTACTTCTGTATGTAATCAAAGTCTCGCTCTGAAAAAAGGTCTTGGACGACATTATTCATTGTCTTTACCCGTAACTTCTGTTACTGGACCCCATTTGCCAATAGGACATTCTGCAGGGGCAATCTTTACCTTGAGGTGCATGAAACATCCGCACTTCTTACACTGTTGGGTTAGCTTGGTTAGGTGGGCACAGCCATTGCAGATCTCAAGGCGTTTTTTAGCCTCAGCGTCTGTAGTCCTAGGAACAGACTTATCAAGCAAGTCCCATGGACGAGTAGTGCCTAGGTTATTTTTATACTTTTGCCATAACGATTGGTTTGTATTGTCTTCCATTTTTTACTCCTGTAATGATATCCATTGTGAAAGGTCTTGATTTTTAAGAAGTGACGGGGTTACAATGTTGAACCCTAGCATAACAGTATTCTCATGACTATATGTAATTCGTTTACCGGTTTCCCACATATGCAGGTCGCCTTGAACTATAGGGAAAGACTTATTGCCTACGGTTATGTGAGCACCTAGAGTATTAGAGAGTACCCAAATTCCTGAGAAAACAGGGATGCGTATACCTCCTGTGTCGTACCAAACATCGGTTTTTACCTGAGATATTAACTCTGCGGATAGATAAAAAGTTGAGTGAGTTCGACTCAACTCATAGTAGCTGCAGGAATCGTGAAGCAACTCTTTGATCTCTTTAAGAGCATAGTTAATATTTATAGCCTTAGGTGGTACCGAGGAAGAAAAAATCTCTAGCGGCTTACTTTCAACCCCAAGCAAGATTTGTTCGTTATTCATTAAAACCACCAATCCTTTGCCCAAACCATATTAGGGGAAAAGCTGGGTCTCTAGGAGGTTCCATTTCTTCTCTTTCTATACGCCCGCCAGCTAAAATAGGGGATGCGTAGTCTTGTCCCCCCACATTTCTTTGCTGGTTGTATATCAAATCAGCTACTTTGCTTCTATCTGGTGAGGCTTCTAACTCAACTTTAAAGTGTTTACTGAAGAAATGTTTAAAGAAAATGCCTAACGGGATCCAGTATCCTTGACGTCTATGTATAGGGTTTGTATATATTCTAAAAGTATAGTAATTTTTATCTAAGCATACGTACATATCAGGGTAGTCGTAAAAAAGTTCTTCTGAAATAATGATAGTTCCTGTGGGGTACTTATCGTTTTTATACGCAGATACCAGATAAGCAAATTGATCATTATGTGGTTTAACACATATGTGTACCCAAAACCCGTCCAGCTTATCTGGCAGGTCAACTTGAAGTATTTGTGCGCCGTTTAAATTCATTATTAGTCCAATGTACTAGAGTCGTGCGTTAGCATCCTATCCGTAAAGAATATATCGTAAGGCTCGCAGTCAATAGATACTACTTCGTGAGCTACATCTATTTTTTCAAGTGTATTAATTCTTACCCAGTCTTCTAGTTTATAGGACCAAATTAAATCTGTTTTAAGTATGTTCGTAGATAACACAAATGACGCTACTCCAGAACGGTTTACTAAAATATAATGTTGTCCTGAGAAAATATCAGAGTCAATAATTACAGCCCATTCTGCAATACTTGTTCTTAAGCTAACAATTTCTGTTTCTACTAATGTAAATTCTAGGTTAGTATCTGACCATGACAAAGCATCCATATTAGTAGTTGTTAGGTTGTCATAAGGAAAACCAGTAATATCAGCAGATAAAAGCTTGTCCCCTACCTTTAAATCATGAGCAGCAACTAAACCATCAGTTGTTCTAACCATGGTGTTTATATTAACGCTCTTAAATGGGCCAATTGGAGCTAGATAAATAGGCTCTGCACCAGGCTCAGTAAATACAGTTCCACCATCAGTAGTTGGTTGCGTAGCCACGCCATTGCCTATAGGAGTTACGGGCCCAGTAACTGTGTAAGTAGGTCCTGTGGGGTTACTTGCTGTAGGTGCTGTAGGCGTTGTTGCAACCCCAGGTTCTACACAAGTTCCATAAATAT